CAGTAACCTACTAAATTAAAGTTACCCATCTCGGTGGTATAAGCACAGTACCATTTGCCTCGGCAATAAAATTTTGCGTCCTGTTTGCACTTGTGACAAACTGCTTTTCCTACTTTAACTACCATGTTTGTATCGCTTTAACCTTTCTTTTGCTCGGTGATTCATATTTTTCTTTTCCTCATCTGATGCATAAAGCCATCTGTCTAGGTCATCATAACTTCTACCACAAGCAATACACATAGGCTCATCTTCAAATTCTTCGTATCTACATACGTTCTTACAAGGGGACTTCGTGGTCATAGTTTATTAGCATAAAGTTCATGTTCGTTACGGCACTCAATGGAACACCAACGGCGAGTGTCTTTTTCTTTGATGGGGGCGTCACACCATATACATTTACCTGAATCATTCTCAGGTACGTTGGTATTGATTGACTGCATGGTCACTTTTAATTGACGCTCAACCTCATCATTCGCTATGTCTGCTTCATCTGCCACTTAGATTCCCTAAATATTTATTCCAATTAACTCCCATACGTTTTTGTGTTTTGGTCAAGACGGGAGGCAATTTTATTCTACCTTCTTCTTCTAATCTTTCCAACACTGATACTCCAACTCCCGCATACATAGCTATCCTTTTTCTATTTGTATCGGGGTTTTCTTTCATAAAACGTTTAGCTCGCGCTAAAAATTCTTCTTCTTGTGTTCTACTGTAATGAGTTCTAGGCATTTGTTTCCTTTCTTAAAATGGGGGTTCACCGTATTTGGCAGTAAATTCTTCTAATTCTTCTGAGAGCGACTTAGTCATAATATTCTTATCTTCTATTATTGAACAGTCAGGCTTATCATCAATAAACCATTTGGCTTCTCTTTTAGACCTAAATTTTCTTAATGGGCAACCATCAAAATCACATACTATGAATCTTTGTGGGTAATGCATAAATCTCTCCTTTTATACAAATCACGACTTAGCTTTTAGTAACTGGTATCAACTCTTAAATGTCGTTCCGTGAAATCACGGAATCATAATCAATCTTCGCAGTTTCCACCGACGCAATACTTTCCATTAATAATTTCATTAGCGAGGTCTTCACTAATGAGCTTACGTTCTGCCTCATCAATCTGATGTTCAATATTTTTAACTTCGTCTGACTGCAACAAAATATTAATCTCATCAATGATACCCTCGGCTTCCTCTACGTGAGTATCCCCTAGGCTATATTGATTAAGAAGTCGAACGTGGTCTTGCAACAAACTTCTAACTCGTCTAAACAAATCTTGACTCATTGTTTTTTTCTCACTTTCTGTCTTAATTTTTGTAAATAAAAATCGGCTTTATCTAAATCTTCAATACCATTTTTTAATGCAAACCGCCAAACATATTTAATTACGTTGGCTACACATACTGCCATGATACCTACTAAATTAGTTGTTGCCGACTCAATAGCCTCGATACACTCTACCTTACCTTGAGTGTAATGTGATGGGTGATTAACATTATCTTTCTTCATAATTAAATGTTTGCTTACCTGTGACATAATACTCTAGCATATCTATATTCGTTTCGTCAATAAGTAATGAAGTACCGCCAGCGATTGAAATTTCTCGTAGATGTTTTTGTTGAAGTGCGGTAGGTTTGTTGCCGTTGGCTTTGCATTCTATCGCTACAAATTTTCCTTTGTGACAGGCTATGATATCGGGGACACCACTAGCACCATAACCACCCGTTGCGGGCATGAAGTGATAACACTTTAATTTATCTAATATCTTTTTTACTTTGTCTTTAACTTTCTTTTCGGGGGTTGCCAATGAATTCTCCTTGCATATAATAAAAGTCGTTCACATGAATTACTATTATATACAAGCTTTCTGTAACTTTCCATGCATTGTCAGGGTCTCCACCATCTTCGGGACAAACAAGTATGGCAGATTTTAGGTAGGGGTTTGCAGAATCAAATTCGTCCAAAACTTCTCTTGCTAATGCGTCAGCTATTACTATCTTAGATATTACGAAGTCAGGTGCTTCATTAATTGTATAAAATTTTTTGTGGGATTTTGATAGGTGTACTGTTATCTTGCCATTGTTCTTGCGAACAGGAACCCGAACATAGTCCGTCATTTTAAAATGTGGTATTGGTTCGAGTTCCATATTCTCCTTAGTGAAAGAAAGCTATACCGTAGAAATTTTCAATACCATTTTGGTTTGCATATGAATGACTTTTAAATCCACATATATCATGCTTTTCGTCAAAGTGATATTGGTCTGCATAATAGTGACCTGAACCTAGCTTACACATATATTCACCATACTTTTCTTCGGCTTGGTCAACAACATCTATCTTCCACATCAATGCTCTGTTGGTAAGATTTTCTTCGTAGTCTTCTATACTATCATAAATACCAAATGGTTTCACCACTTCATACTCTGTGTACTTTCCTCTAGCATTTTCATCTTTGACAAACTTTATATCGCCTATGAAAAACTTATTATACATACCACCTTTTTGTATAACCACAGTAAAGGGTTTGCCTATCTTTTCAGGCATAGTTTCCATACGTTTATTAAATTTATCTACTGACTCTTGCAACGCATTTAACTTATCAGTATAAATATTATTACTATCATCTAATGGTTTCTTATTTATTGCACAATCTAGAAGATGCAGAAGTTCTCGACCGTGGCTTTTTGTATCATCTATATCTGACTCATATCTATCTTGATTAAAATAACTCGTACTTAGACTTTTAATATCTATCACGCTATTTAATATGTAGTTTTTATTTTTTAATAGGCAATAGTTCACTCTTTGAGTAACCATACTTACAACCCTAGAAAGTTTCTCTGATGACGTAGTATTTCTATCACCACCTTTAGATTGTTCAAGTATGTCAAATATACCTGAAAATTTATATTGTGTAGAATTTTGTTTTTCGTCACTTTCACTTGCCCAAGCAACCCCAACCATAAATCCATCTTTCTCAAGAGCAAAGCCGACGTTATTACAGCTTTTACCGTTGGAATTTATCTGAGCACCATTATAATCACCTGAGCCTATGTTTACCATGTCAAAGCAAGTATATCCTAGCTTTTCATGTAACTTCTCTACAAGTTTCCAAGCCATGTATTCTTTTTCGGTTTGAAGATTACTGACTGTTCCTGAAAATTTGTCATATGTTTTCTTATCATAAAATAAATGTTGCATAATACTCTCCTTATCGGTTAATAAATTCTAAAGTAAACTTGCTGTTAGGGACAATTCGTTCTTCCCAACCTATTTTTTCTTTCTTATAACAGTCTCTTTCATAATAGATAATCTGACGAGCTTCTTTGTCAAGTGCTTTACAAGTTTTTTCATCATTATCTCTAAACCTATAATAATAGTTTCTCTTATAAAAGTGATGTAAAGTTAAATTAAGTAAGTCTTCAACATTTTCAATTTGATTTAATGACTTATTTTTATCATTTTCCCTATTAATCTCGTTGAATGTTGTCTTATCCATTGCTCTTAACATGCAGTACATATGTTTTAACAATGGGTCATACTCTTTTATAACTTCATTCATTTTACTTCTATCGGCAACTCGTCTAATAATATCAAACGGATAGACAGGTTCATCATTGTGCATAAAGTATCTAGGTTCATCATTGTGCATAAAGTATCTTGAACCCTCATACAAAGGTATTTCTATCTTGTACTTATCAACAAGATATCTTGTATAAATGTCTGAGTATCCGTCAGTCTTCTTAGCATTGTGCCGTCTCATTCCCTCTGAATCCCAATAGCCTAATACAGTTATTAAACCTTGCCCTGTATATACCCCTTGGTTATTCCATTCAATAGAATTATCATCACTGACATAAGCAAACGGTAGGTTTTTACCGTTTTTATAATAGCCATAATGAATTCCATAAACTTCTTTGCCTGTTTTCTTATCTTCATAAACCCTCATAAATTTCTGGTAAGGTCTACTGTGTGATATAGAATAGTCTTCACTATCCCTACCTTTAATATGTTTTGTTGTGTTTCTTAACTTGTTGAGTCTATCCCAACCTAAATACTTTTCATACATGATACTCTCCTAAATGTTGTTCCGTGATATCACGGATTAGTAATCAAGCGTGTATCAATACAAGCCTGTCCTGTTTTCAAATATATTGCACTTCCGATTTCGGTTTCTTGGTAGGCAATACCTTTCTGACATACATAGTTTGGTGGCATAGGATTAATCAATGGTTCAAGTTCGTAATGGCTCAAGTTCATGCCATAAATACATACCCCCCAACCCAAACATAACACCTATGATTATTCCTAACCATAAGTCACCATAACTTACACCGTCCTGTATTCTAAGTTTATTCATATTCATCTTCCTCGTATGGGTCATAATCGTCTAATGGTTTTTCACCAATCAATGAATCATCATCATCAACTTCATGTATCGTGGCGGATATACCATTGTCCTCGAACGCACCTACGATTTGGTCAAACCAATCCGTGCGTGTGTCAATACTGTCATCAATGATGACTAAAAACTTTCTCGATTTATTACTCATTCGTCTTCCTCCTTTTCTAAGTCTTCTTGTTTAATTTGTTCCACACCCACTACGAACAGGTATGCTTTAAGAGTATCATCATCGAGACTGAAATTACTTACTAGCTCTTTCCAATCACCTTTGAAGTCCTTTGGTTCTATGCGTAACCATGCACCATACGGTAGCGGTTCCCAATCATTGTCTTTAAGTGCTTTGACTTGTTGCTTTGTCAATTCAAATTCATTTTTCATGTATTAAACTCCTCCATATCAATTATTTGCTCATCATTAAAACCATAATCTAATCCATTACCTGTGATTAATTCATCATCAGGGGCATAATCAGACGCATTAAACTTATCTCTTGCTTCGTCTTTGTCTTTGGCTTTAATCATTATCTCTGAAAACCCTGTCCAACTAGTGGTAATTTTAAATACTTTCATATATCAATCTCCTTATGAATAATAGCTTGGGCAATTTCCTCCGTAGCTTCAGTTATATCAATGTTTTGTAGCATATAATCCAATGCCCAATCCATCATCACTTTGTCCCCCGCAAACATTCTTTGTCTCATCAAGTCTGCGAAGTGTAACAGCACTTCATCATTGGTAAACCTAGATTGAAGTTCACTTATATAGTATTGATACTTGTCATCTTCAAGACCCGTATCATGTTCATCATAAAAAGTTTTCATAACTATGCCTCCTCTACTTCAAAGTCAGAACCCGCTACGTTCTTGTGTTGTTGATATTGTTCAAGTGCATACTCACACGCTTTTAGTTTGCTACTAAATTTGGCTTGTACTACACCTGTACCATTTCTTAAATACTCAACTACTAAATACTCTTTTTGCATGATAATCTCCTAAAGTTCTTGTTTAACGATTGTTCCATGTGGCACACTACAACTTTCATTTTCTGTTACGAGCCACATTGTATTAATACTACTATCCCACTTTGGTGTATGGAAATACCCATCTGTAAATACAATACATGCATCACATATGATTTTATTAGCCATGATATATTCAGATACACAAGACGCGTCAGTCCCACCCCCACCTTTCGGTGATAGCTTTCGCTCTATACCATTGAATTCGGTATAAATTTCTTCTTCGTGAACGTCAGTATCCCACCACAGCACACGGATTTTTTCAGGTTGCACAGTATCGCAGATTGATACCAGTTCCGAGACAAACTCGGTCAGTTCTTGTGTACCGATAGACCCCGAAGTATCCATAGCAATAACAAGTTCACCTACACTCTCGTTTACTGTGGTTGGCATATAAATATCATTAGCCATGAGACGCTTACTATATCTCCGCCATGAGTATTCATCTTTACCATTGATTGCACTAGATACAAACTCACGCAGAATTTGTCTCCAATTATGGCATATAAATATCATTAGCCATGAGACGCTTACTATATCTCCGCCATGAGTATTCATCTTTACCATTGATTGCACTAGATACAAACTCACGCAGAATTTGTCTCCAATTAATCTTTGGTGCGAGTAAGTCCTCGATTGCTCTAGGTATCTTAGCCCCTACCTTACCCGCTAGTACCGAACCCTCTCGTAGAGCCTTGTCAATATCTTTGGTTAGCTTATCAATCTCTGTTGCATTCATCTTATTAACATCTTCCCACTCATGTTCGTCAAATGAATTCTTAGGTATTCCACCACTTCCGTTTGGTGTTCCGTGTTGTGACGGATTACCATTTGAGTCTTGACTTTGTTTGCTTTGTTGGTCTTTCAAATCATTGTAGACTTCACGGACAGACCAATTATGATACTTCTTATCGACAAGCCCACCTTGCGGTAGCTTACACAAAGACCTATCCTGTATATTTACAATGATATCGTTGACAACAAAATCCGCAGACGCATTGACTAGCATAGGGTTCTCTTTAAACTCAGTCTTGAACCGTTGTATATGTTTCAATGCAACATGCAAGTTCTCGTGTAAGACCAATGCTCTGATTTCTTCATCAGTCAAACTCTCCATAAACTTGCGACCATAAGTCTTATCTACGCCATTCGTGTATGCGGTAATATTATCATCAACGACACGGCTACTGCCCATCAACATAACCCCCGAATACAATGCAGTTTCAGGGTGTTTCATCAACGAGACATGTGCCTTTTTCAATCTAGTTTCTTGTGTGATATTCATATTTCATACTCCTAGAATAGTTGATAGTTTTCTCTAGTCCAATCGGATATACGCTTGTTACCACGAGCAAGTTTCATACCCTCTTTGTGTCTGACTAGAATTGTAAAGAACACGGCTTGCATCTCGGAAGATGGTATGCGTTCTACAAACTTCATGAATTGAGATAAGTCATCTTGTGTTTTTAGTTTGTCAGTAGCTTGGAACATCAACATAAGTTGAGCCGATATCTCTTTAGGTATAGCGACCTTTTCAGGTTCTTCTAAGATACTCTCAAACAATGGCAAACTCTTTTCCAGCGATAGAAAAGCACTCATGTCACTAGCACATGGTCTACCCAAAGTACCCGCAAGTGCAACCATAGTTGCGTTCTCACCTAGTTGGTCTCGGTTTTCGACAATGACACTAGCCTTGTGTAAAGAGCGAGGTGATACAAAAGACAGTTGTGGTTTCTTAGGGTTAAAGATATACGGGTTATCATCTTGCCCATCATCTAAGTAACTATTAAGACATCTAGGAAACATATGAACCCACGCTTTAATCAAAGCATGAACACCGTTGTTACCCGCCCACTCAAGCCATTGGTCAGAATTAGGTTTATCCATTTGTATGATACAAACCCTGTTACCCGCATGGGCTAACATACCATCACCCACTCCATCTGACTGATTGTTTGAAGTACCAAAGACGATACTGCCTTGTGGTAATGGTATATCACCAACACATCTCTCAAGCATGAGCCTTGTAAATATCACCTGTAATAGTTTCGGTGCTTTCATAAACTCGTCAAGCAATATGATTTTAGGTTTTGGTGAATTAAGTTGAAACAAAGAACCTACATAAGTGTCAAGTGTCTTTGTGTCATGGTTAGGAATAGTCATAGCTATGTCTTGCATATCTTTGACAGGGCAGTCTACATATATGTAGTCATACTTGTCTCCGAAATCCTCTTTGAGCATATTCAAAAGAGAAGTCTTACCACACCCAGGCTCGGATTGTATGATTGGTGTAAGAGACTCACCAATGATAGGGATTAAGTTGCGTAGTTCTTTAATTGTTGCTGTAAACATAATACTCTCCAAATGTTATTCCGTGATATCACGGATTGTTAATTAAATTTTGATAGAATGCTGTCAACATTCGTTTTAAGTTTGTCACGAGTAAAGTCAGATACTCTAATCTTCTCACTATCAATACCTGTTAGTGCATTGTCTAGTGCTTGTGCTACTTCGAGTAGTCTGCGACTGTCTTCGGTATCGCATAGCTTAGTTTGTGCTATTGTCCGACACAGACCTTTTGCTTTCTCAATCGTTGTATCATATATCTTGCGTTTCTTTGTTGTAGTCTTTCCGTCTTTGGTAGTGACCTCATGCGTTCCGCAACAATGTGAGATACTTTCCAAGACATCAATGACTCTTTCTGTTTGTTGATGTAAAACATTTTTAACTATCTCCTGTGTTTGTCTCTCGTATGAAAGTCTTAAATCATCTGCCAAGTCTTGTGATACCTGACACCTAAAGTCTTGCGTTGGCACTTCGGATACATACAACCGACAACCAAACTTTGCCCTGACTTCGGATACTTCGGGATAGTCCTGTTCGTCATACATATCACCTTGAGAAAATGCCATGTTTGATTTAATATAATCATACTTATCACAGAACACATCAACCAGTCTGTAAAACTCTTTCTCATGTTTATCCCATTCAGACTTGAAGTCCTCAAGATTAACAGTTGGTAAATATTCCTGTGAATTGTTCCACCGATAAGTTGACCTGTTCAACCAATTATAGATAGTCTGCCTATAATTCGCTATGTCTTTATGGTGTGGGTTATTGGCTAGTAAGTTCTTAACAAACCTACCCGCGTTAGCGTCTGCCTTTTTAGATGAAGTTACCTCGTTTGAGATAACTCGGTCTTGCTTTGTTGCCGACCACACATTAACATCGACTGATACTAACATACCCGAAGTTGCCAATGAAGTGAGATGGCTTGGTGCTTGTATTTCAAAATTGTACATTTTATATACCTCTCTTATTTAGTGTTCCGTGATAACACGGAACGGTTTTTTACTGCGGTAAACTGTGTGTTTACCACTCGTCTATGATAATCTCTTATCATACTATTATTATAACACTATTATACTATTAGACCAATAGTGTCTTACGACTTTGTTATCACCCCCTTTCGTTTGTATCAAGACACCCCATGCCTTGTTCGTTTTGTTTTACTGTAAATGTATAGGGAAAATCTAAGTCACCATTTAAAAAATTGCATAGTTTACTTAATACTTCTTTATAATCTTTGCCCTTTATTTTAAATTCATAATCTCCCTCTGTATAAGTTACGACTATTGCCACTTGATTAGCCAGTTTACATACTTCGCATACTGTAACTATCTCAGGCTCATCTCCATGTAAAGTGTAGTCACATGTCGGACATGTTAAAGTGTTTTTCGTATTATTCATTTAATCAATCCCCCTTTATTATTGATACCTTTTAAATCTTCAGTGTTCGTAAACACCATGTAATTGGATTTGTGCATAGGTGCGACACAATGCTTAACTTTGGTTGCTTGTTGTTCCCCACAGCTAAGACAAGTTGTATACCCTAATTCATATCTCGCTGATGAATATAATTCACCACACTTAGTACAAAAGTTCATAGTCTATGTCCTCATCAAACTCAATAACGCCTCGACCAATTCCCTCTGCCACCATGTAACATATATCATCAAGGCTTTCTTCCGTTTCTTTTACAGATACCTTTTCTAATATGTTCATTAGTGTTCCACTTTTTTCTAACTCTATATAAAACTCTTTGTCTTTCGTTATCGATACATTTACTTCATGCTTGATAGTTGTCTTTATCAAATCAAGAAACATATCCGCTATACGTTGTTTATCTTCTATGCTCTTTAGCGTTGAGTACCAAAACTGATACCCTGCGGCTTTTGGGTCAGGGTTACTCATCTTGAATACCTCTCTGCTATCTCAAATAATATAAATGAAACACTTAACCCTACCGATATACCAAACAAGAAACATAACCACATCTTACTTTTCATCTCTTGCATATATCTTACTTTCCTCAACCAATTTTGCTTGGCTTTTCTTATTTCTAAGTCTTCATCATGTGTATACATAGTTACTCTCCTAGTTAAAAATCATCAAATTTAACTGATGACTTAATTGCGTCTTCGATTGCCCAGTATAGTTTGTTACCATATTCGGTATCTCTTGTACCACCATATATGCTATCAGGGTCGGGTTCGATACATTTAGATTCAATACCTAACTCTGTTACAACACTCACAAAAACTTTGTGTGCGATATCACAAATTTCTTCAAACTCTAACTTACATTGTTCTTCTACTTGCATAATACTCTCCTAGTTGTTATTCCGTGATAACACGGAACGGTTTTTAGTGTCAGGCGTACACTTGTTACACCCTCGTCTATGATATTCCCATATCATAATATTATTATAACATTACTATACTATTAGACCAATACTTACAACGGACTTTGTCTGCTAACTAAATGGTGTTGGACTCTCCGTTTAAGACCTTGTGTCTCCATACCTAGTATGCGTAGGTATTCGACTTTGCTTTGTTTTGTTCTATGTGGCGTCCCTTTTTGTTGCTGTGTGGTGTATTAGTTTCTTAGATGATGACAGGAATGACAAAAATCTCTCGTTAAAACCCTGTATAAAAAGTTGTTCCAAAAAAGCGTTGTTCCAAAGGCGTCTAATTATACTAATGGAACTGGAACAAGTTTTGTGAATGGTGTTAAGTTATTGTTTTTATTAAGTTATTTATTTAGTATATGTATAGTATTATTATATTGTTCCAATGTTCCAGAGATTTTAGAGTATAAAGACCCTGAGAGTTTTTGATGAGTACACTGCGAAATAAAGATGAACGCTTTGTAATAATTTGTAAAGTTATGTACACTAAAAAAATCTTGGAACATTGGAACAAATCGTGTAAGCCCTTGATTACAAAGAAAAAAAGCTGTTCCAAGCCCCCCAACATTTTGGAACAAAAAAATACAAATT